TGGTTTTGTGTACCAACACTAGAGGTAAGTGCTGGCGAGTTTGCATTGGCATCCCATGTGCCTTGATAAGACAGTGTTCCTGTCGCTATACCACCGCCACCAGCTACCTTTAACATGATTAAACCTCTACAGGGTTGTGTATTTCATTGTGGTGCGGCGTACAAAGCCACGTTACAGCTAATCTCATATCACTTGCGTATGAAGAATGATGCGCTACCGAATTCTCTAACCCGCATATAAAACAAGGCTCTTTCACTAATTTACCTGTTTTTATTGCATACTTCACTGCATTCTTAGCCGCCTGTCTTTTCTTTCCTTCCGGCGACTGATACCTTTTTTGCTCGTATCTTTTATCAGCTAACTTTGCTTTTTCCGTCTTTTCATAACGCTTCTGTCTAATTTGTTTTTTGCCTGAACGCCTAGTATTTATTGCTTCTTTGCGCCTAGCTTCTTTTCCTCTTTCTGAAGCCCTATATTTTTTTACAACCTCATAAAGACAGGCTTTGCACTTTGCATAACCTTTGTAATATTCAGTTACTGCCTTTTCTTTCCCGCACGTTGAGCACATTTTCATAAAGCCTCCTTGATGAGAGGCTACAGAATAACATATTTAACTACGTAGACGGCTTATAGCCCATCCCCGGGCGTAATGTAAACAGTCGCCGTACCAGAAGCAGTTACTCCAGTGAAGTAAGCATTTGGTACAAACGTCAATATCTCGTCTGTGCTTGGCAACAATGGAAACGCTTGTTGGCTGCTACTTACCAGCGTAGCCGCGCTATTAGCAGCATCAGCAGTAATTCCGTAACCAAGAAACACCATTCCAGTACCAGCATTTATAACGCGATATTGGTTTCCACCTAACGTACTTGAAAGACATTGAACTGCCGTAGGTGCGGTCGTTGCCGCTAAAAACGTGACAGTGTTACCTGTTTTTGTAAACGCATTAATTCCCATTTTGTACCTCCCAAGCCTGTGCTAATTCGTTCCATGAGTACATTTGATTGTCAGTTGGCATTGCTACTGGAGGCTGCCAGCTTGCATCAGCATTAAGCGTCCACGATGGATACGGTTGCGGGGGCACAAACGCATCAATGTCTGCATGGTATGTAAATCCAATACCCGCATAATTCTTTCGCATTTTTCCGTTATAGCTAGTTTGTTTCCAAACACCACCAAGCAAGTTAGTGCAAAAATTAATGCCAACACTTTCTAATTCATTTCCATTTTCATCAAGGCAGTCATTGTCATGAACAACAATAACTTGAGTCACTATGTTGTTTTCATTTAATTGTGCAAAGTGAGCCATATCTAACCCTTAGAACGTAATAGAACCTGAACCTGTAAATTTGTATACAGTATTTGATCCAACGGTTGTAACTGTTGGTGATCCTGTCGTAGAAGCTGCTGCCACTGGTGAAGAAATAATTACTATGCCGGAACCGCCAGAACCACCAGCACCGAGACCACCAGCACCACCACCACCACCGCCGCCGCCTGTGTTTACAGTTCCACTAGTTGCTACAGTTGCATTAGCACTACCAGCACCGCCACCACCAGAGCCACCAGCACCAGCTACTCCACCTACTGCGCTGTATGCACCACCACCACCACCACCAGCGTATGTAGTTGACGAGCCTGAGATTGATGATGCTTTTCCATTGCCGCCAGCACCACCAGTTCCGCCGCCAGTCGCTATCCCAGTTTGACCTGCTGCATCCGCGCCTCCACCGCCACCACAAGCATAAGGAGCACCAAAACCAGGATTGCCATTACCACCAGCATTTCCTTGCCCTGAAGTTCCAGCAGCCCCATTACCAGCATAGCCACCGCCTCCACCAGAACCACCAGTGCCGCTTGCCACACCTTCTTCACCGCCTTTACCGCCACCTGTTGAAGTAATGGTATTAAATACAGAATCACTGCCATTTGTATTTTGTCCACCGCCAGCACCAACAGTAACAGTTAGTGACACTCCAGAAGAAACGGTAAAGCCAGTAGCAGTTCTGAATCCACCTGCGCCACCACCACCAGCCGTATTATTACCACCACCGCCGCCACCAGCTACGACAAGATATTCAACAGCAATCCCAGCAGCAGCAACTCTGCCCATCAACAATGCTTGTAAGATGCCTGTCATGTCAAATTCGATCCAGAAATGACCCACGATGTGCTGGTAATTTTTACTGCTGTTGCAACACCCCATTGGGTAAGTGTTCTAGTTCCAGTAGCACCATTAGAAGACAAATAAAGAGTGTCTGTTGTTAATGCAATACTTACATTGTTTGCAGAGCCATTAATAATGGTAACTGCCGAACCTACCGTAAACGATACGTTTCCATTTGCAGGAATAGTGTAAGTAGCTGCTGCTTGACCAGTTGGGTGATAAATATGTTTACCAGAATCACCAATAACTACGTTGTAACTACCATTCTGACTATTTTGCGGTATGCCCATGTAACCCACAACATTAGCGCTATCGCTAGTGGCATTGGATACTGTGCCTGTAACTGTTCCACTACTTATTGTGACGTTGGTAAGTGTTAAGTTTCCTACTGTTGTTGCTGTTCCACCTAATGCAATGGTGGTATTACCAATAGTGACATTACCAGTAATAGCGCCCGGAGCTTGACTCGCCCAAGCTGATCCTGTTGATGTCAGAACATTTCCTGACGTACCCGGAGCTACAGTTTTGACTGCGCTTGCAGCATTACCAATAATCACATTTTCAGAAGCTAATGTAGTTAGACCTGTTCCACCTTGAGCAGCGGTAAGAGGCGTAGATACGCTACTAATAGTGACATTAGCAAATGTCATGTTATTTAGCGTAGTAACGGTATTACCAAGCTGAACAGCAGTATTGCCTATAGTTATTGGCGTAGCAAAGTTGTTATCTAAATTAGATAACGGAATAGTTGTTGTTGCACTAGCAAAAGTATTTGGCACTGGCATTTTAGAACCTCGTTCTTAGTTCATGTTCAAATTGGAAACCGTTAATAACAATTGGTGTTGATGTGCTATTAATGGTTATACCTAAATATTTACCCCACATCTCAGCGTCAGATTTGTATAAATAATAGCCAGCGCCAGGAGAACCACTAGAAAGCCAACTAATAATTGCATTAACATTATTAGACCACTGTATTATTTGACTTGAATTATTTGTCCACTCTATTGCATTTTGAAATTGTATAGCTGGAGACTGCGCTGCTTCCGAATCTACATAAGCAGTAAGATTTGTAGGAGAAGAACCTAGCGTTGCCTCTATACCAATCTTCAATGCTTGTTTATCACGAATGGGATCACCCATTGCATCTAATGATGTTTCTAAAATAATATCTACTGAAACAGTATCATCGCCATATAACTCAATAAAATTAGTGCCATTTGTGCCAAAGAATTTAATCTTACCGCCTGTAGCAATAGAAGATATTAGCTTAATATTATTCTGGTTAGAAAAAAACCATTTCTTCTCAAAAAATATTGCTTGTATGTAACGATATGTTCCAGAGTCGTTATACCGTATATTAAACGCAGCACATAATATGCTATTTAACAATACTTGACCTGCCGTAACTGTTGCCGTAGAAAAATCTATATTTGGGAACAGCCCGTCAAGTGGATCAGAAATCTTTGATGTAGTAGAGCCAACAAGAGCATATACGCCATATTCGTTCATAAACAAAACAGAACGGAAATAAGGAAATATTGCGTACTGCAAACGTGATCCTACAGAAGCACTAATGTTTGTATTTGTAAATAATGTAATGCCAGCATCGCTTACGCGAACATCTGAAAATACGTTAATACTATCTTCGCCAAAAATATATAAAAAGTTATTAGCTGAGAGTAGCTGCGTAATATTGCTTCGCAGAGTTGCGTCTGTAATTGTAAATACGCCAGAAGACAAGCTAACAAAATCAGAATATGAGCCAGCAGCCGAGTAGCTTACAGAACGCCCTTGCGCTACCCAAGACCGCCCTGAAAATGTTTGTATGCCTGTAACTGGATTACTGTTGATAATAGCTTTAGCGGCTGCATTTGAGCCACCACCGCCAGCAATAGTCACACTAATATTAGATGAGTTGGTATAGCCAGTACCATTGTTGGTCATAATCACTTGGATTACCTGACCACCAGCCAAAATAGCTGTACCAGCAGCGTTTGCACCGCCGCCTCCACTTATAGTTACCGTTGTATTGGAAACATTTGTGTAACCAGTACCGCCATTAGTTACTAATACAGTTACGGTTCCCCTTTTAAATGTAGAAATACCAGCAATTGCTGCCGCATTACTTCCACCACCACCAGATATAGTAATCGTTGGTGACGATGTATAACCAACACCCGCCTCGGTAATTGAAATTCCAGTAACTACATTAGCAGTCAAAATGGCTTCTGCTTGAGCTTGTACGCCACCTGTTTCATTAGGAGCTGAAATAACTACAGAAGGTGTAGTCGTGTAGCCAGTTCCTCCATTAGTAATTCCTATGAATCCAAGGGAACCAATAGAGACAAGGTTAGTACCATCCCAACTGTAAACACCATTATCAGGATCACCGATCAGAACGCGCTCATCTTTAAACTGCGTTATGTTGACCCTTGAGTTTGAAAAAGTACCACTAACAGCAACATTTCCTTTTGTGTTTGCTTCAACGTCAACATACTCACAACGACCATCTTCTTGAAATGCAAGTTGATAGTCTTTGTTGTTTATGTTTGCGGAAACCAATGTACTAGCAACATTTGCAAATGTTACTGCCGTATTTTTTTCGCCTGATATAGTTTTAATATTTGCATAACCAATAGGCATGGCATTCTCTAGCCATGAAAACTCACCTTCCTCTAAGGCAGTACGGTTTGCTTTCGTGTTTACGCCACGAAATTGCTTAATTACTTTGTACGACTTTTTTTGTTCAGCCGCAGCCATAATTAAAATGGAGTGCTATAAGGGTTAGGAATACGTCGTGTCATGGTTGTAACCAAAACACTACGAACTTCTTGTGCATATTGTTGTTTGTAAATTTCAGATTCCCCATAACTCTGTTCTTTAAACTTCGCTTTATGAGCAGCAAAGTAAGCTACTGGCGTAGTGTATGGCTCAATAAGAACATCAACCTCGTTAGATGAAACAAGGTCATTAGGCAGCACAACCGTATCCATCTCAAGGGTGTACACCTGATCTGGAACAGGAGAGATAAAAGCTGTCTGCTGTCCATAAACAGTGAATGCTACTGGCCTACCTATGTAGTTTTGCCAATAACGTAATTGAGCGTTGAACTGAGTCCACGGCAAATACTGCAAAGGAATGCGACTGTTTCCCCAATAAATGTTGATATTTAAAATATCAATCGTATTTATGCTGTCAGGGAATGATGCGTAAGGTAATTTTTCGCAATTACCAGCATATTGCAGCGTAGCAGTTCCGTCAGTAAATGGTGTTGTTGGGGGATACGCATAATTTGATGCTGGATAAGGAGGTGCTGTAGTTCCTAAAACACCAGCTACAGTTACTTTGTAAATGAAGATGTTTGAAAATACGTAGTCATTTAACGCAACAGTAGCACCAGCAGTCCAAGCAACAGGATTTGCTCCACCCGCTACGGGAGACATTGGAGTTTGTGATACTTGGATTTTTCTTAGACAACCAGTATCCCTAACTGTTTGCTTACGGGCTTCATTAATGTAGTCCGTTAGTTCAGAGTCAGAATAGAAGTTTCCGTTGGCATCATGCAGCAGCCTACGAACTTCCGTGATGTAACCGGATAAAGTTGCCATTTAATTGCCATAATTAAGCGGCTTTTTCGACTTTTCTCCCCACCCCCCGTAAAGGGATAGGTGGGGGTACTTGGTCAATCGCCGGGGATAAGGAGCGATCCTGTACTGGCATAGATTCGGTAATGCTAAATTTTTCAAGAATTTCCAACCCGCTAGGAATGTCATTCTTTGTTTTAGCAAAACCGAGTCTAGCCAAAAAAGGTTCTTTATTTTCAGAACCATAACCAAATATGTGACGGGCAATTTCTATAGGTACTTCAACAGATTCGTCCACAGGGAACGTATATGGTTTATACGCATATTCATCGACAAGCGGTTTTTCCCACTTGTTAGTCACATATACAGTCGTCATAGAGTTACCGCATCTCCGTAAACCACAATGTCGCAAGTTCCACCAGATACTGCGACAGGTACGTTGACGTACAACGAACCCGACGAATAAACAGCGGTAGCAGCGCCAGCAGCAAGAGTTAAGTCTTGATACGTGGAAGTGCTAGTTACGTTGCCAAGCGTTGTAAGAGCTGCAACCGCATTTGAAACATTACCATCGTTAGAGGTGGTAACAGTCACATTTGCAGTTGCAATCGACTTGTTTGCATTAGCAACCGTAATCCTGCGAACAATGTACGAACTTGCTCCGACAATGGGAATTTGAACAACAGCATTGGCAACAGAACCCACATTAACGGTTACAGATCGACCAAGTGCAAAATTACCAAAGCCATTTGGGAACAATGATCCTACATGGTTAGCATTCATGTTGGCTCCTTATGCGTAAGTCTCACTAACCGCTTGACCCTGATTTACTTGGAACAGAGTAATGGTTGGTGTACCAGAAAGGACATTAGCACGAATGTTTACGCCATCAGCGATAAAGTAGCCACCAGTATTATTGGCAACTACAACCTGATACGAAGCATTACTGATATTTCCAGTTGTGTTCGTATTCAGTTCGATAGTGACGTTAGCAGTTGGAGCAATGTAATAATCGCCAGCGGGAACAACTGCCGTTGCATTACCCAAAGCATACGCTTGAATAAATGCACCAGCAGCGTTAGTTGATGCGCCAGCTACGAGGATTTTATTAGACATGACTATTTCTCCTTACAATGTGAGCGAGTTATAGCCTGTCACCTTGGTCATGGATTTGGGCTTAGTGTTGACCAGTTCAGCGATCATCAGCACAGCACCAACATAACCAATCTGCCAGTTAGGAAGTGTCGATTCAAAACCTGTAAAGACAAACGAACCCTGCTCATGGATATAGAGCGACAGGTAGTTGCTGTTCAGGAAGTAAACCGTTCCTTCAGGGCAGTACGGATCAGGATAAATAGGAACGCCAGCAACCATCAAAGCGCGGAAGCCAGACTGAGGGCCATTGGAATCGCCATCAAAACCGGAACCCGGTGTTAAGACGTATTGTTCTTGACCGACATAATCTTGTGCCAGCAATGTCCAAGTACCAAAACCGCATACGCCAAACGTAGGCACTTCTGCGCCATTTTTGACCGTACCAGAAATGTACTGAAGGATATTCTGACGAGTTGGGTTTACAGAACCAGCAGCATACTGCTTCGACTTCCACCAAGTATAGGTAGAGCGATCAATATTGCCGTAAGTTCCAGAATCAGACACCGCCGCTGGCAAGCCAGTGAACTGCTGAGTGTTTGATGTGTTGTTGTACAGTGATGTAGCCATCGCATCCATCATCACGTTAGTCGCGTCATTCATACGCGCTTCGATCAGAGGAATAACGGCTGCATCTTGCTGGACTGCGCCTTCCATACCGAGGAACGGTACTGGTGCAATCATCAGCTTCAGGTTGAATTCAGCATTGTAAGCACCCTGCTGGACAGAAGGCTGAGCGAACGAGCCGCTGTAGTCTGACCATTGAGCATTTACGAACTGAGAACCCTGAACAGGTACAGTTACAGAGGAAACACCACCAGAAGCAGACTGACTGTTAGCAATCAGTGCCGCCATAAGCGGTGTTGAATTATAAAGTTGTACTACCAGCTTCGGGATAAATGCCCTACGGGTAACGTAGGTCAACTCTGTGAATTGAGTGGAACCCGAAGCCGGAAGAATGCCGCCACCAATAGGCATAATCTATCTCCGATCTAAAAACATCCCCTACTTTAATTACAACCCTAATGGTTTAGGATTGCGCCGTAAATCAGATAGTGCTCTTGCTGCCTCATTTCGCGCACCTTGAACGGGATTCTTCCAATACGCTGACAAGTCAAACTTACCAATCGCAGAAGGATTATATCCAGTTGGTGTTGGTGCAGCGGATTGATTCATGTACTTCCAGTAATCAGCAGCAACTTCATGGTTAGTAATACCTTTTTCTAGCATTACTTTCTCCACTTGTTCAACCTGTTCGTCATTTTCAACCAAGCCCATTTCTTTTAATCTGCTACGACGCTTGTTCAATTCATCCATTGCATCTTTTTGCTGGAGTCTTGCTTCAAGGTGAGCAACTCGATCATTTGCTTTCTGAACAGCGTAATTGGTTGAATCTTCAATTTCGAGTTCAGGAATCGGCATATCCGGTTTGGCTTCTTTCGTTAGACGCAAGAAAGCTTTGCGGGTTTTTGGATTCTCAGCAAGTTGACGAGCCAAAAGAGCCAGTTCATCACGGGCTTCATAGCTTAAATCTTCAAGTGACATTTGTTATCCCCTCAAGTAAACAATAAAAAAGCGCATTAGATAACGCGCTTACCGCCGGGCTTTTCAACCGTCATGCGATTTTTAGTTCCTGTTGCAGCGGCATTTTTCAATCCACCCATTTGCGAAAAACGAGGCACATTGATAATTTGACCATTCTGCTGTGTGTTGTCAGTTGGGTTTCGAGGTGCAGCAGCACCACGGGGTTTAAACAAATCCATGATATTCTCCTTAAAAAAATTACATCATTCCGGGAACTGCTGGCGCAGCAGCCATTGCTTTGCCTTCAGGTGTGGCTCCCCCTGCTTGCGGCAAGGTTTGCAACATTTGCAAAATTTCAGATTTTTTAAGTTCTTCCATACCATCAGAGCTTTTGCCTGTTAGTTCGGATAATACTTTAATTGCTGAAATAACTTTTTTGCCTTCTGCTGAATCAACGCCGATAGCTGGTAGTGCGCGTTTAATTAAATCCATTGCCAGCCCAAGATTAACCATCGCTCCCTCTTTAGAACCCATTTTCTGTTCTGGAGTGGACATAGGTGCTGCCATTGGGGATGAGGATTCTTCGGTTTCGACTTCTTCTGCTTCGCCTTCTTCCATTTCTGGAGCTTCAGGAGCAGGTTTTGATGCTTTTTGCTCCCCCATGAGGCGCATAATTTCTTCAGATGAGACAGCCATAATAACTCCGTATGAAATTTGACAATAGAAATAAACAAATTAGAAAGCTTTGTCAAGTTTTATTATCTTTTCATGCGTCCATAGGAGCCTCTATTTGGGCTTCGCTCCTGATATGTGCCTAAACGCTGAACGCGATATTCCAAGTTTGGGCCTCGCTCCTCTTGTTTTAATTGACCGGAAGTAACTCTAGGCTGATCCGCTTTTGATGTGGTATCTACGCCAGTTGGGTTCATGCTACCTCCTGTAAATTTGGCGGTGAACTAGGTTTCGGCTGTTGTTGCTGCTGCTGTTGCTGTTGTTGCATCATAGCCATTTGTTCTTGTTTTTCTTTATTTTTTGCTAGTTTTTCTTTCAGCAATTGTTTCATTGGTGGTTCTAGCAAGTCTAGCAGACCTTCTTGGTCAATAGCACCAGCCTGATGCAGACTGAACGCTAAGCTTCTCAAGTCTTCAGTAAAGATTGGGCTATTGCTATGAGCATCGACTTTTACAATATAGTCATCAGTAAATTGCTCGGGAATGAAATTATTACCATCATCATCTTTCAGCATGATTGGCTGGTATTTTTGAATGCACTTTAGGTAAAGCGTTGCTACTTTTTCAAGTGCGTCTTCAATAATCAGTGCGCGTTTCTTTGCTCTAGAACTACCAAGTCTTGATAGCGATTCTGCATGAGACTTAGAGCGAACTCCTGCTTCACCGCGACCAGCCAACACGGGAGTAATACCGCTTGCTTCTGCAAACATTGAGTCCACTTCTCTGATGACTTCAAAGAGATCGTTTGGAATGTTTGGCGCAAGACGTTCGACCTTTGCACTTGGCATATCACTAGCAAGCAGACCGCCAGCGCGATTAAGTGCAAAGTTCTTTTCATCCAAGATACCGTTAAAACCCATCAGTGCGGTAGGAGGCGATACTTGTTTCGACAGCAAATCAAGAATCTCGCCCATACGTTTGTTGCGTAGCTCTTGCAAAAATACTAATCGTTGTACTTCACTCTGTCCCCAATAATAATCGTACTGAGGATTAGGGCAGAACTGTACAAAAGGCAACTCGCCTTTTAGGAACATTTTTTCGCCCGGACGGTCATAAATAATAACGTCTGGATCAGCAATAGTTACGCATTGGTAGTCGCCAATCTCGTCGTTAAACGCCCATAGTTCGTGCATCTCAACGGTGTCTTCAGCAACTCTGGCTTTATAACGATTCATGCCAGACAAATCCATATTGACGTTACCCATCATGCTTGGATCAGTCTGCGACATGATGATGCGGTCTATACCTTCTGGAATATCACTGGACTGTTCGTGGAATGATGAAGATACACGTTTCAAAATGCTGTCACGTTTAGGGTGAGCGTACAGTCTGGAATACAAGTCAGACTTTGTAATGTAGTACGTATGGACTAAGGCTTCTTGTCTGTCTGTGTACGGTGTGTCTTCACGTAATACGCCAATCGCACCCGGATCGACCATGTATGGATTCAAACTTCCACCGGGGCCAATAATGAGTTTGGTATATGAGGTGTTGTAGCACAGTGACCATAGCAAAGCGTTAGAGCAAACTTGGTCAGTATTTGAGCGCAGCCAATCATCATTAAGAAGCCGCTGCATTGAGTTAATTTTTCTTTGTTCGCCAGCTTGTACAGCAGCACCTAAATCAATTGAAAAACGTGTTGTCTCAGCAGAATATAAAAAGCTGCTTAGCTGATCTATGTGCGGATAAATTTTATTAAAAATGGCTGGCGCGTCTTCTGGAGCCGAACCAAAAAGAAAGTACGAGCGCAGTGCTGCGTAATCAGATTTACGCTCTTGCCTTGAGATTAAACATTTTCCTATGAGATCAAGATAGAACTGCTCTCTCTGTAGAGGCTCTGACGGGATTCTCATTTTTTATCCAATGATAAATTGTCTTGGTCTTGCATATAACTCGCAGGACGGGGTGGTGTCAAGTTCCCAACTTGGCTTGGCATGATACCAACTTGCTCACCAGCAACGGAAGGGAACATATTTCCTCTTAATAAATTGCCCATTTCTAGTTTACCACCAGCTCCACCCCAAATAGCAGCATCTCCTGCGCGTGGTTCGCGTGGAGGTTCGGGTACTCCCTTTGGATTTGGCTTGTTATTGCGTGAATAATACCCTGCCTGACTGTCACCTTCTCTTGCAGACTTGATATTTGTCATGTTGAAGTCGAGTGCAAGCTGGTTTAGTGTCTTGTCGTTGTGTTTTGTGGTGTCAGACTTGGTTCCTACTGGCTGCAAGAACACCATTTGGACGTTTTCAGTGCATCCCTCCGGGCAAACTGGCTCCCAAGCCTCAAAAAACCCATGTAAATCGCATTTATAATCGTGCATAACACTCATATCTATCTCCCCTTAATTTGCTCATCTAAACGGTAATCTGAGTAATCTAACCTGTTTTTAAGCCCTAATTTGAGCTTAATTCCATCATTTCCTAGCTGCAAACCGTACCCACGCACAATAACGGGCTTTGGAGTCTTCCTCCACTCCAGCCATTTCTGTCCAAACCGGATCATTACGGCTACTTCTCCGTTTTTCCACGCTAAATACGCCTTAGAAACGCGTCTTTGCACCAATTCCGTCATGTGAGTTCGGTCGTAGAAGAACATATCGTCCATTCTTGCCTTATCTACCCCGGATAACTCGTAAAACAGGCGCATAGGTATTCCGCGCTTCTTGTCTGCGCGAAATCGCTTCATGATTTGCTTTAATTCCTCTTTAGGAATGATGTAATTGTCATTACTGTCCATTTGAGCCGTACACCCCTATACGCTTTAAATAGTCGGATACTGTTCTCCCTACAACAATCTGTTCTGGCGTACTGTCTTCCTGCGTTCTGCTGACATTCCTTGTAATTTTCTGTGCAATCAAGCGAGGCTGGAGCTGTTCTGCATACGCAGCACACGCTAAAGCAGTCGCCATGACACGATCATCCTTATTCCTACCAGATGCCAGAATAGAACCGCCATCACGCACGATAGTTTTCATCTCATCTATCAATTCCGTAGAGGTAATCGTCATCATTCCGCGCTCAAAGTAGTCTTTCATGTAGGAAAGCATACGTTCTTTGCTGGCAGAGGTAGTCAACCAGCCAATAGAGTTAGATAAGCCACCCATTGTGTCGTTACGCCGCCAGATGTAATTACTCATCGAACCCAATACGTCCATTAGTTGATGTCCGGTTTTGCCGCCCAACGCTGCTGCCTGTCGTTTTAGGTTACGTAGCTCGTTAATGACTGCCTGACCGGGGCCATTTACCTCTAAGTTTAATGTGGAGTTTTTGTATGCGCCAGCTAGGTGGGCAATTACCCACGCAAACTGGTAGGTATTCATCTCTGGTGTAGCAAACTCTGCAACTTGCTCCATACCGTCAGCATAGCAACGGAACACTTGTATGCAAAAGCGATCAGCCCAATCAGAACTGCCATAGGCAGGATCAGCACCAATGACATAAAAAGCTGTATCAATGGGTTCCTCCCATACGTTTAGGGTAGCCATTCTGTCTGTCGATTTTAAAACTTCTGTATCTATAAAGTTAGCACCCATGCTGTAGCGGTAGTGGTCGCACTTAATCTGCTTGGCTATCTTCATAGCGTCCGTACAACGGGCATTAGAGAAGAAGCTAGTGCCTGTCATGATGAAGGCATAGTCTTCCGTAGGTGGGAACTCTTGATACATCAACGCATCATCTTTGATGCCTTCGTAAAGCTTCCAGCGCCACCAAGCAATCTGCCGCGAGTTGATCTCTACGTTGTAGAGTTTCTTAATATCTCGCGTCCACTCTTTTTCTTCTGGCGTTAGCTTTCCATCCCAATACACTTTGTAGAGATTAGATTCGCCGGGTACAGAGTAGAGTTGGTTACGCCACCAGCCGCAGAAGATAGCGTGTTGAGAACGTGCACGTTTAGCAGTGACGTACATATCGTGGAACATATTAAATCCACGCGCTGTGGACTCGAAGATATACAGTCGCTTCTCGTTGGTTTCAGCAAGGGATGCTAAGAGAGACGCTAGTCCTTCCTCGTCACCCCACGACGAAGTTTCAGTTCCGTGAAGGAATGTAATACCCTTGCCACGACCAAGACTTCCTTTCGCTCTAAGCCCTGCGACTTGATAAAAGATTCGACTTCTGTTCTTGAGTGCAAGCGAGTTTCTATTGTGTGAGAGTATGGGTATCTTGTACTCTTTTGGCAAACCATCCATATAGGCCGTGAGTGTTCCTTTGAACATATCGCGGTTTTCTTCAGTATCTGTGACCAGTGTTCCATTAAGTCCATTGTTTAAATAATGCCAGTAGAGGTCGAGGGCTAGAGAAATAGTGGTAATACCAAGCTGTCGGCCTTTCAAGATAACGAAGAAGTGAATGTTATCTTTTAAGCCCTGCGTTATTTCATCCATTACATACGTCTGCGTACCCAATAAATTATCTAGGTTACGCAAGCCTTGTTCTTTTGTTTCAATTTGCAACTTAGAACAAAACTTATAAAACTGATTAAGATTAAAATTCATATTATTGAATTATTTTATAGTTATAGTGTTTTGAGAATAGGTCATACGCTTGGCTTTCAAACGGAATAGTTTTTGTCTGTTCTTTGTTTAAATGCCACAAGATAGTGTTCTCATCTAGTAGCGTTCTAAATCGACTGTGATGACCAAAAATCTTATGCGTGTTATCTAAGTCATGCACCTGATCGAACAAATGCTCAAACGAAAATAACTTAGCTTCATCATCCGGTGCAAACTTAACGCCTACTGATTCAAGCGCAGGACGCAAGAAGGTTGTTATCTGTATATCTTCATTGTTGAGTTTGTAATCATCGTATCTGGATGGCATGATTCCATTTTTAACTAATGCAGACAGTAGCTTTTTACTGCGAAGACTAAACCCACCGTTTTGCAAAACAGTGACGTTTGGCTTTCCTACCCACTGGTAGTTAGTAACGAAGTTATTATTAACCAATCCAGCGTGTGTCAGTCCACCTATATAGTCATACTCTAGCCATTCGTCTTTCCAGTTGTCTGCATTTAGCGCCCATCCATCATGCTGAACAATCAAGGCGTAGTCTGTATCTATATAGTTCCATAAACTAAACATACAGAAACTACTGTAGGCAAAGTAATCCATAGGTGCAGTAATCTTTTGCGGAACATCACAGCTAATATATTTGTTAGTAATCAATAGCTGTTTTGATCCCGGCAAACAAGCAGCGGTTTTACGTAACGCAGGTAAGGCTTTCATTCCTTGATTATTGCCGTAGATAGCAACAACAGTAATGTTGTCGTAGTTCATTTAATCCCCCAAAAGTACAGATCATGCGCTTGGTCATCTACGCTAAACGCATACTCTTTAAACGCGCTGAGATCACAAGCAGAGCGAACATCCTCCTCCGTTAAGTTCTTGTAGTATTCACCGCAGTAGGGAGCGTCATGCGGGCTTGTACGGGTTGTTCCGTGTTCTGCCCTACCTAATGTCGCGCAGGAGAAGAAAACTAGTCCAGAGGACATTCTGACCATATTGGTAAACGTAGCTGTCCACTCAGGGTTGTGTTCAAAACACTCACAGCTTGCAACCACATCAAAGCTTTCATCTTGGTAGGCAAGGTTCTCGCCTCTGGCAACCAAGTCCACATCTTTCCCCGGCCCAATATCGACACCCACATAAAGGCACTGCTGGAAGAACTCTCGTATAGAGCCATTAATGTTTAGGCTTCCAATCTCCAGCACATTCTTGCGGATAAAGTAATCAGGAAACTTCTCCCTCAAGCTTGCAACAAACTGCATTTGTGCAGGATGACTCATTTATTTCTTCTTTCACCATCAAAGTTATCCAGATTCCAGTTGGCAATACGAAGCCTAGCTTCCTTGTCTTTCGCCACCCGCAGAAGCTCGTCCACTATCTCTGGCCTATACACCTCTCTCCACAGCTTTACTAACGCGATCTTCTCATCAGGTTTTATAGCCTTTATGGCTCTGTTCATCTCATTTTTCAAGATACGTCTGGAGAGCAATAACTCCTCCTTGTACTTATCCTGCGTAGAGTTCTCCATTTAGCACCTTCTTCATTCTCGACATCTCAGACAGACATTCAGCCAACAAACCAGCAGAACGGGCTTGCTGACGACGCAACTCCATCACCAGCTCAGCATGGTTCATGCGACGTACTTGATTCCAGTAGTCATCTGCTTCCATATCCACATAGTCTTCATGCAACTCAATAACATTACTCATTCTGACCTCCATACACGTATCCCATCACCCTCACGGCGAGCAATAAACTTCACACCCAACTTCTTACCCGCCCTCCAATTACCGTTAAGCACAACCTGCATCTGCACACCCTCAACGTAAAAGCTCTGCCCTACACCCATCTCCGCATACGGATAGCGTCTAACTACCCTCGCACCCGGCATAGGTACAGCATCATCAATAATAACTCCCATATCCTCACCTCTATCCATATCAATACCTCCTAGCCATAATCATATACCACATACAGACGAAAAAAAACCCCAGTACAAGACCGGGGCTAATGACCACGCCGAGTGTGAAGGAAAACGCAGTCAACACAGAAGGAAAATCAAGGTTGTTGGTACTCGCTGCACTGCCTTTGCATTTCAGCTAACTGGTCAGCATCCGCAAATACCAACACGACTGAGGACTGCCCGGGTCAGTCGGTTAGTCATCACCAAAGCAATGACACAATCCTCATGCGTGTAAACAAAGATTAACAGAACTCAGAAAAACAGTAAATTTCTTTGGGGAGGGAACGGAGAAGGGCACGCAACAATCAAGGTCAAAACCCATCAACATAGACAAAAAGACAATCACAGAGTTAAACGCTAACAACGTCAACCCTTTTCCCTTTTGGCTAGCGTATGTGTAGCAATCAAGCCAGTACACAATGACTAGCAGCAGAAGTCAACCATTGCCCATAGCCAATTGTTAAATCTCGA